GCCGAAGCCCTAAAGTCGTCACACAAACTGATCGTCTGAAATGGCGACGCAACCCCGCATTAAGCCTAGCTTAAGGCCTAACACGATGTGAGTTAGTTGACTTACATGATGAACCTGTCTGAGATTAATCAGATGACATTAGCATTGGGTAAGTGTAACCCAATAATTCATCTAACTGTGTCATTTCCCTTATTATGGAATTGAACAGGACAACTTCTTCACGAGGTTTCTTAGCGATACCTCTGGTAATGAACTGGTTTGCAAATCTTTCTATTTGCAATGTATACTTACTGTCAAAGTCTGGGAAGACTGTTGATAAATCAACTGAGCTATCTTTAGAAGCTAGTCTCAATATCTTACTAGTCCGACTAAGATCTATTAGTTGGTCGACGAATTCGTCGTCTTCAGCAAACTCTGCTGATAACGGACTTATCATGAGAGCTAGGAGCTGATCATCCTGGTCCTCGAAACTATATACATTCTTTAAAAGATTAAGAATGTCTTCATTTCTTGATATCACTCGGAAAACCTTGTGATTTGGATCAGTATCATTTGCCAACTGTAATTGTTTTGGTGAGAATAAAGTCTCGAGTGCGCGATCGAAGGTATCGATCTCAGCCCAATCTCTTTCATGGTCTGCAATGCAGAAGCAGGCTAGCATCATATTTAAATGAGATATTGTTGAGCAATATCTTAATCTAGCTAACCAAGCACCGTTGAATTCGATGCTGTTATCAGCAAAGGGCTTCAAGTAAGGAAGAAGTCCGCACTTGACAATTGCAGTTACGGTTGTATTGTTAATCTTCCGTAAGATGAGATTCATAAAGGAGTTTGCATTCGCTTCTCCCCTCTCTCCTCGCCAGATTGCTACAGCAAGCTGAGCATCATAGCTATGGCTGTATTTCATAGCCAATCTAAACGGAATTGGACTGAAGAATTGCCCATTTCTAAAAGTTACTTTTGCAAAATCTAATTTTGCTTCGAAACTATCATAGTGAGCAGATTCGGACTTGCTATAATTGACATCAAAACCCGCAAAATGGGTGCAGATATCCATATGCAGCATCTCTATAGAACTTCGTGAGATGCCTTCCTCATCTTTCTGTGGATCCTCAGGATCATAGAAATCTATTTCTGGCTCTATTGAGTTACAACTAGAGTCATCCCCAAGAATCGTGTAGAATTCTTCTGCATTATGATTTTCAAAACCCAATATCTTCATATCCATGAGGAATACAAAGTGATGAGCTAATGAAAAGTCATTAAAGCTGCTTAGTCCACCTTGAGGCTGACCGCATTTTTGGTCATACCTCTCATACGATCCATCTACATTTTGAATGTATTTGGGTATTTTTGAAACACGATCCCAGAAGTTAGCAACTTCAGGACCGAAGATGAAATTGAGGACTTCCCATTGGAAGTGCTGATCCAAAGTATCTGTAGCGTTCGAGAAATCGAAGTTATAAATTCCAATTCTCTTAGAAGCATCCATTTCGGTTGCCCACTCCAGCGTCTTTAGGCGAAGGAATTGCCTTCCCTTTTCCTGATCTATCATACTATCAGTAGATAGTGATTTCAGAATTGACTTTGTCCGTCTTTGGATATAGTTAGCACGATCTTGAATAGGATTATCAAAGATGTGAATAATCCTACCTTTGAACTTCCCCGGATTGTTGATTAAAATAGTTCGGACACAGTAGACTTGATCTCCTTCGATATCAAGATCACCTTTATCTTTGTAGTGAGAAACGAATCCTACAAAATTATCAAATTCTTTAAAGTCTGATTTATAGTAATCGACTTCTACGCTACTTGACACTATTGATTCATGAATCTTAGTGTATCTAGACTGTCCTGTTCCTTTTAGTGAGAAATAGGCATCCTTATCTTCATCATATTTAGATTTGATGAATTCAGAATTCCTATCCAAGGCTCGCTTCATAGCCTTGATGTAAGGTTTCTTTCCATCCTTGATATCTTCAAAGACGGAGTGCAGTATACTCAGATAATATTGATATTTATCTGATTCAGTGTTTAAAGGTTCTGAAGTTAGGAGTTCCTTTGTGGCATCGATCTGAGCCTGTCTGGCTTCGCCAGTAGGGTTCATCAATTCAAATATCTTAGAACAGACTAAGATATGGTTGAATAACATGTAACAGGATGTTAACCTGTTTAGATCTACTCCTAAAGTGGTTATTAGATGATGAGCCACTCTAAGCATTGCAAGAGCCAGATGTCTTGATTCTGGAATCTTAAATTCTAAGAGTTTGCCTACTAATTCGGCATCTTCTTCATCAGCAGTTGAGTTCTGATAAATAACACAGAACTTCGTCTTAAGATAATATGGACATTTATCGCAAATGTCACATATGGAATTTGCAGCACCAGTAGAATTGATAGTGCTGACGCCTAGACAATCCATAGGAGTTGATTCCCCTTGGATAAGAATAGACATTAGCTGGCTCAGAGTGTTAGAGTCTGCTTTTGCCTTGTCCGCAACCTCTTTAACGATTATAGAGGTTTTCAACTTTCTCATTCTCTCATAGAATTTTGTGAGATAGAGGTCAGTTTGCTGGGCGATTTCGTTTGTGATTCGCTGTTTAGCTTCCTGTTCAGATTCCGGAAAAAGAATCTCAAGTTCATCAGAAAGCAACTCATAGATTGAGTTGGCAACTTCAGATTTCGGGGCACCAGTGTAAGCACTAGTGTCGAAGCCTTTTAGTGTGCCGTACAACTTTTGAAGAGTTGATGCAGCCATAAATGCTACCTCCTCCTTTAAATTATTAGGAGAATCTCACTCCCATAGCTAGCCTTGCTGGCTATATCGGGTTTCTGATGGGTCTGACCCTTCAGTTGGAATCGTTGTTCCAACCACCCTCAACAGACAGCTAAGAGCCCGTGAG